TCGTTTAATTACGATGATTCTGGACCTTCACATACCATGTCATTTTTTTTAGATAATACAAGAGACTCTGAATATGGTAATAATATGTACGAGATGAACTATCGTTTAATTTTCTTATTGTTGTATCAAAATATGCCTAATAAATTAAATCGTGTTGCTTTGACCCCGCCTGTGATTTATAGAGCTAAATTACCAGGAGTGTTTAGTTATAGGTATTGTTTTTTATCTAATTTAGAAGTAAACATGATAGGTACTCGTAAAAATAAAACAATACCTGGTTTTATTAATACAGAGAACAATAAAAGTGTTCAAGCAGTTATACCGGAAGGTTATGAAGTAAAACTTACTTTAAAGAGCTTAGTACCGGAAACCCAAAACTTATATTTCGATGCAGTAAATAATCCAGTATTTTCAACCCAAGAATAATTATGATTACGGACTTAGAACAATATCAAAATCAAATAAAAGATTTACCTAATTTAGAAGATGTAAGATATGAGAATATTTTTAAAGTTGCGAAGTCAGATAAATTCTTCTTCTATAATATTATAAAAAAGATAGCTATACCAGATGACTTACAGTCAGATGTTTATTATGAATTAAGAATTAACAGCAAGAAACCATGGACAACTTTATCGAATGATGTATATGGTACTCAAGATTTGTGGTGGTTGGTTTGTTTGGTAAATAAGGTTTTCAATCCTATAGGTAACCCTGAATTAGGAGCTGTATATAAAATAATAAAACCTGGTTTCGTTAATCCAATTTTAGCAGAAATAAAGAGACTTACTAATGGCTGATATACCTCAAGCAAAAATTAAAGCAGCAACCGACTTTCCTTTTGTATCTATTAATGCAAATGGTACAGAATATGAAGTTACAGCTTTTCTGTTTAATAGTAGAGGAGAAGCTAGGTATATAGACTCTACTTCTTTATCTCAAATAGTACTAGAAACAAACCACGATACCCCTTTCCTATTAGGGAGCATGTCAATAAACGATGAGCAAAATTCAACCACTATTAACAAAGTAGATTTTGGCCCTAACGCGGCAGCTTTGTCTGAGATAAACAGCTACGGAGATGGAGAAGAATTTATAAAAATATTAATTAAATCTAATAATCAAAAAATATTAGAAAAAATATTTATTATAACTAACAGTGAAAAAACAGTACAAGATAATAATAAACTTACTGTGTATTTTTTTATAGATGTAGTTTATTCTCATTTTGCTAATAAGAGAAAAATATGGACTACAGATTTATTAAATGAAAAACTACAACAAAAAGTTGTAATTAATACAGGACGAGATAAAGTAAACTCTGGTAGAGCTCTTAAAGATGTTCTTACATACTTTTCTGATGACCCTAATATAATAGATGAGAAAAATTGGGATGATGGTATAGGTACTGTTTATTATTCTTTACCAGCTGGTGAACCAGCTCTTACTGCTATAGAAGAAATAATGAAAACATATGTTTCATCAGACGAAAGCGGAGGTGTACTTACATATTATAACGGACAATTTCAACTACAATCTATAAGAAGTAAAACAAACAAAATTTACAAAAATACAAATAAACAAAAAATACTTGGTAATAATTTCGCAGGAGGTTTTAAGGTATCTGCAGGAGATAATAGAGTAAGTTATACAAATAAAGAAGCAAGCTCTATATTAGGTAATCATTATTCTTATATACCTATAGATATTAATGAGATACTATTTGCAGATGTTAACTTTAACGCTACATTAGAAGAGCTAGACAAAAAAGAAATAATACAATTTGACGCTGAAGCAAAACAAATTACAATTCATAGCGATCAAGGTACAATACCTGCTGTACAAGCCAGAAGCGGTATTGAGTCCTTACCAGATGGAGAAAATATTCAATTAAATATTGATGAAAATAAAAAATTCAATAATACTAAAACTAAAATTTTCACAATGGCGGATGAAAGTACAACAAGGTATCATGGGACTATTCAATTACAAAAACAATTACTAAATAGTTTAACTAAAGCTAATTTTAGTTGTTTTGGAGACATTAATATAGCGGCAAATAAGTTTATTTATATGACATTAGATTTAAATACTAGAAATAAATTTGCTAATAAAATACCAGGGTTTTGGTATGTAACTAAAAACCTTACAACTATAGGTCCAAGTCAATTTTCAAGTGCAATAGAATGTGTGAAATTAGATAAACCGAAATGAGCGCAATACCATCTAAAACAGGAGTACCAGATATTGTTAATAGTAAATTAACAAATACAGTAGATTTTCATATTGCCTCAACAAACTTTAACTCTATATTAAGATCATATATTAACTTTCTAGCCCTTAGTAAGTACTATGACAGTTTAAAGTATGAAGCTGATCCTATTACAGCTGAAGCAACGTTCTGGGAACAATTAGCAAACTCTAATATAAATTTACAAACCTTCGCCAAGAACCCTAAAGCTACAAAATATCTATCTCGGCTACAATTAGAATTAAACGATGGAGAGTTTTTAAAGTTAACTGAAAGTGGTGACCCATTAGTTTATATAAGCGCAGCTGGTAACTTAATAGCAGAAACAACTGAAGATAGAGAGATACCTCTCACTAAAGATGGTACTGATAAAGTAAATGAACAGTTATCTGAGATAAAGACTTCTTTTGATATCGCTAGTGAAGATCAAAATGGAGAATTTATAGCATGGTGGTTAGATAAGTATCGTAAGTCTCATAATAAAGTTAAAGAAGTATTGCAAACAAAACTTAATATTGAAGATACAATTCTACAAGAAATATCTGAAAGCATAGGTTTTATCTCTTATCAATATCTTACACCTCAAGGAAGATATATGCATTATGCAGATGAAGATTCAGACCCAACTCCTTACCCATTTAATAGTATTATAGATGACAAATTGGAATTAGATACTCGAAAAAATATCTTAGGTTTAAGTCGGAGAACAGAATCAATCTTTAAAAGAAATATACAACAAGTAATTAAAACTACAGATCTCGGAGATTCGGCTCATAAAGAAAACTTAGTAACTGACCATTTTTACTACAAACGATTAAAAGAAAATCAGTCTGAAATAAGCGAAGTTATAAGTGTTACGTTAGGTGGAGCATTTAACTTACTAGGCTGGCTGACTACAAATAAAGTAAGTAACAAACAAAAGACTGTACCTGGAGTATTTGAGTTAGTTGTAGAAAATTCAAAAGAAGAAGTAGACTTACTTTTAAATAAAATTCAAACTCTTAAGCGGCCGTTTAGTATGGATATACTTAGTTAAGTTTTTCAGGATCGCGAACTTCTGCATCAACATTAATAACAGATTTATCATTTATAAGTTTAGCCATAATCTCTTCCCTACTCATAGTTAACGCATGACTTTGGTCTGCAGTTTGAAGTTCTTTCCTAGATTCAATATCCATTTTCTTTGATGTAATAGTAGTATTAGACTTTTTATCTTGTATAACAATTTTGTTTAATGTTTCTATAGCTCCAGAAGATGCTTTAATTAATTCTGCGAGGGATGATATATTTTCTGCTTCTGGCATATGATGAACTACTTCTTTCATATTGTCTATTAACTCTAGACTATCTTGAATTAACTTCGAAGAGTTTTTAATAACAAACTCCTCTACATCTTCTTTATTCAATTCTGGATGATCTTGAGCAGCTCGTTCTAACATCTTACTATCTGCAGGTATAGACTTAAGTTGCGAAATCAAATCATCCGGGTTAATATCATCCATAAAAATATTTACTTGAAAAATCTCTATTATATACTATATTTTGTGTATGAGTTCAAAAGAACAGCTTAGTATGAAGTTTGTAAAGACCCACGAAGACGCCAAACTACCAGAACGAGCCCATGATAGTGATTCAGGATATGATCTATATAGCGTATCAGAAGTTATTGTTCCTGGAAGAGGGTCAGTTGTAGTTCCTGTTGGTTTAACTCTAGGTTATTTGACTCCTGGTTGGTGGTTCCGTGTTGAACCTAGAAGTGGTTTAGGTTTTAAACATAACTTACAACCTCACTTAGGTATTATTGATAATGGTTACAGAGGAGATCTAGGTGTGAAGTTATACAACTTTAGTGATGTTAATATTACTTTAAACAAAGGTACAAAAATTGCACAATTAGTTTTGTATCCTCATGTAATAGCTAAAGTTGGTTTTGTAGATGAAGTAGTAGAGGCTGATCGAGGAGATGCAGGTTTCGGTTCTACTGATTATAAATCAGATATGGATACAGATAAAATGTCTATTTATGATAATTTTAAAGAATACCCATCTGCATGAACGTATCTGATATATGGTGTGAGAAGTACAGACCAAGTACTTTAAAAGAAATTGTACTCAATCCGAATACTCGTAATTATTTTAATAAAGTACGAGAGGATAAGAATATACCTAATGTTATGTTCGTTGGAAGACCTGGTATTGGCAAAACTTCTTTAGCGAAGATCATAGTATCAGATGTTCTCAATTGCCAGTATCTCTACATCAATGCGTCAGATGAAAACGGAATAGATACTATACGTACAAAAGTTCTAAACTTCGCGCAGACAAAGAGTCTCTTTGGGAGCATTAAGGTTATAATACTTGACGAGTGCGATGGTCTATCAATTGATGCTCAAAAAGCTCTTCGTAATTCTATAGAAGAGTATCATGACTTAACTCGATTTGTACTTACAGCTAATTATAAACATAAGATTATACCAGCTCTTCAAAGTAGGTGTCAAATATTCGATCTCAATCATGATAAAAACGAGTATATTACTAAGTTGATATCAATTGTTAAAGCTGAAGAAGTAAAGATTAATAAAGAAGATTTCACTAATATTATTAATAGTTGTTATCCAGATTTCCGAAGAGGCATTAACGCTTTACAAAAGTATGCTTTATCAGGAGGTAAAGAAGGTATGTTTGGAGATATATCTGAGCTTTTTGACGGCTTGATAGATCTTCTACGAAATAAAAAATATACAGCTATAAGAAAGTTTATTATTGAGAATGAAACTGTCTTTAATAATGATTATGATGTTTTATTTAAGAAGTTATTTGATTATATATTTGAATCTTCTATAGATGTAGACAAAAAGAGAGACTGTCTTTTAACAGTCTCTAGATATTTTTATCAGAATAGTCAATGTATTGATCAGGAGATCAACTTCTATTCTTGTATCCTTGAACTAAGCGTTTAAATACTTCGCAGTAGTTAACTTATAATCTCCGTTAGGTACTTTAGTTTGCTGACCAACATCAATCGCTGCATCTTCTACTTCTTCAGGTTTTAATGTAGTGGGATCTTTTTGATCGTTAGTAGGATCTTTTTGAGTACCACGGGCATCTGCAGAAGATATACTAAACTCCAATAATTCTAAAGGAATAGTTAAGCTGTTTTGATATAACCCTGGGGCGTATTCTACTGCAATATCTGCTAATTGAGTTTGGGTATCTGTTGTACCTGTCTCATATACAGCTTTTTTAATAGTAGATAACATAAGAGGTTTACCTTGTTCTGATAAAGTTTTAATCTCTTGTATATAGTTTTGCCTAGCTTCATCAAGAGATTTATACCAATCTGAAGATTCGCAGTTACCTTTGATCTTAACATAATCCCCAGCAATAGGACCGGATTTTACAAATCGACCAATTTGTTGTTCAAATATAGTATCGAATTTACTCATTTAAATTATTTATTCTTTTAAGCCTTTTAAAATTAAATAATTATACATGGCTCTTAAATTAGATATCCTAAAAGATGTAAAGAATAGGGATAGTTATCGTAATTACTCTTATGCAGACTTACATTTAGATATAGAACTTAATAGTTTTCTCTCTAATAAAACTGTTGGCGCTAATAAAAACAATCAAGATTTAAAAATAAGTTATGATGAAGCTGCAATTTACAACTCTATAAGAAACACTTTTAATACTAAAAAAGGACAAAAAATATTATCTCCAAATTTTGGATTAGACCTAGAACAGTATTTATTTGAGAACATATCAAAGGAAAATGGAGATCTAATAGGTAATACAATTTATGAAGAGTTATCGTTGTATGAACCCCGAGTTACAGTAGATAGTGTAGATATAATTGCACGACCTGATCAAAACGAATATAAAATTAGTATATCTATCATAATACCATCATTAAATAATAAAAAAGGGACCGCTAGCGGATTACTAACAGCAACAGGGTTTAGGTACACATAAAAATGGCAAAATATACACAATTCGATTTACCGACAGACGCATATGCAAGCTTTGATGCCCAAAGCTTACGAGATCTAATCATATCTAGAATTAATAACGACACCAATATTAATTTTACAGATCAAAACTTTGAAGGTAGTAACATCTCTGCGCTTATAGATATTATTTCATACTCATATCATACTTTATTGTTTTACTTAAATCAGACTAGTTCAGAGAGTAATTTTAATGATGCAGAGTTATATGAAAATATAAATCGCATAGTCAAACTTATTGATTATAAACCTGTAGGTAAACAATCAAGTGTGTTACCAGTGAACATAAAAGGTACAAGTGATTTATCTGCTGGTTACTATACAGTACCTAAATTTACGTTTGCAAGCACCGGAGGTAAAACATTTACCTTCACTAACGACCTTACATTTGAAAAGGTAACATCTGAAACAGAAACTATTACAGCAACAGGTAACCAATTATTATATGAAGGAACTATAGAAGAATACCCTATAGTTAATCCTATAGGAGAAAAATTTGAAACAATAAACTTATTACCAGGTGGTAATGTAATAATAGATCACTTTAATATATTTGTTTATGTTAAAGAAACAAATGAAGAAAATAAATGGTATACTTGGAAAAGAGTACCTAGTATATTCTTAGCAAATGCAAATGAAAGAGTTTTTGAAATTAGATATAATGAAAATAAAAACTATGAATTAAAATTTGGTAATAATGTAAACGGTAAAAAGTTAAACAGCGGAGATCAAGTCGCAATTTATTATATCAAATCCTCTGGGGAAGTAGGCAAGGTTACCAAAAATACATTTGTTGATAGTTCAATTAACATTTATAATACTTCTCAATACGATACTATATGGGCAGATATAAAAGATACATCATTAAATTATCTTGGAATAGAATCTGTATTAAATGTTAATATTAATAATACTGAAGATAGTACAGATTTTGGAGAAGAAGAAAAAGTATCAGAAATAAAACAAAACGCGCCTCGGTTCTTTAGTTCAGAATATAAACTAACTACGAAAGGAGATTATAAAAGTTTTATACAACGAAACTATAAAAACTTAATTTACGATGTAACGGTACAAAATAATAGTGATTATACTAATGACTATTTAAAATATGTTAATGATGAGTTAGGTCTAACAGATTATACATTAGATACAAACGCGCTTTTTAATCAATTTTATTTTGCAGATAGCGCAGATGCAAATAACATATATCTAACTATTGTACCGAATTTGCGTAAAAATAAAACAGTAGTAACTCGTTCTAATTATCTTTCTAATTCTCTAAAAGAAAAAATACGAAGCGAGATCGAAGATTACAAATTACTTAACAGTGAAATTGCTTTTATTGATCCAGTATACTTAAACTTAGATTTATCTTTATCCTTCTCTAGCGAGACAAATAAAACATCTTATAAAGATTATACATGTTTGGAAATAAGCAGAAGTTCTCGTTCTCTAATAAATGAAGAAGATTTAAAAACAAAAGTATTTAATACTATAACAACCTATATAGATTCTATAAAACTTGGAGGTTTAATAGATGTGAGATTTTTGAATAACGAACTTGAAAAGATTAAAGGTATAGAGAAAATAGAAACAATAAGAACTGATGTAGAAGGATCTGGTGTACCTGGTCTTTCTTTATGTATTTTTAACCCAATTTATAATGGAAGAGATATAAAAAATATTGATACTAGATGTCAGTTAAAACCTTATCAAATACCTTATATAGAAAATTCAACTTTATTTAAAAACAAAATTAAAGTAAAATCATCAACTAGTAACAATAGAGTCGTTGAATATTAATGTCTAATCCACTAACCAACACTCCTGATAGTATACCAGTACCGATAACTGTTACTGTTAATACATCAGCCTCTCCTCCTCCTATTGATGTGACTAAAGTAGAACCATTATCAACTAGTCAAGCCGGTTTTACTAGAATATCTAATTTTACCTTTGCTGCAGATTTAACAGGTACTAGCTCTTCAATTATAGATAATTTTGAACCTAGATTATCTAATACTAACGCAGTATGGGATTTTGGAGATGGTTATACTCTTAGCGCCGCTAACACTACTACAACTACTCATAGATATAAAGTACCTGGTATATATAAAGTATCAATGTATTTCTTTAACGAAGAAGGTAATACTAATATTAACACAGTTACTAAATCAGTATCAGTTTACAATCATGTACCGACTAATGTAGCTATTAGTAATAATTATGTTGCTTCTGTTTCTGCTGCTCAATTTCCAGCAGGATCAAAAAATAATTTGTTTAATGCAGGTGTTTCTGCTTCATGGCAAGACATACCAGAGGATGGTAAATTTACCTTATACCTCACAGCGAGCGGTAGTAAAGCTAAACCATACGATACTAAAAGTAAATACGCTCACTTAGTGCCGTATAATGCTTTTTTTGACCCACAAGATGGTAGTCTAATTAATAGCATTAAAGGTTTAAATTTTAAATTAAACAATCAGTATTATGTAGTTAATCCTTCTACTAGTAAAATAGAGCCAATTTTAGAAGATAAAGTAGAAGAGTTTACTGTTGCTGGTATGACTCCTTATTTGTTAGGTGCTACAGTAAGTACGTTCCAAGGTTATGATAGTACATTTACAAACACGGCAGGAGTTACATCAATGCAACCCTCTCATCCATATTCTGTATCCGCCCATGATACACCAGCATTTATATATTATGATGATATACCTAATATTAATCCTGGTGTGAGGTTATTGTTTAAGCTTGATACTAGTAAACATAAAGTAAGAAATTTTTATATAGATGATATTGACTCAGATATTAACAATAGTGGTTTAACATTTCTAGAAACAAATCAAGTAGGCGCATTTGTAGGTACCGCGACTACAGAGGTTGGCTATCCAATTAAGATTTCTAAACCAACTCCTACAAGACTCTCTTTCACCTCTACAGGTATGAAGGAAATGTCTGGTATACAATATAAAAGACAAGGAGATAAATTTCAATTGTTTATAGCATTAGCAGATAGAGAGTTAAATATTGCTAAATTTTACCCTAACTTTTTATGGAGTAATACTAATACTATAACTGCAGATAATCAATTTTACTTAGAATGGACTGATGGTACTACAACAACTACTTCTAACATAAGTAGTATTAGTACAAATAAATTTCCATATGACACTTCTACTAGTAAAACAAATTTAAGTAGTTTTCTATATACTAACATTACCCCACAAGAAGCAGGTACATGGACATTAAACATAACTGGTAGACTGGATTCCTTTACTTCAACTCAATCAGTTTCTGGTTTCGGTGAGGTAATAGATTATGATGGTACTGGCCCGCTTGGTCCAGTTGCTTTAACAGCTTCTCATGGAGATGTTGGTTCAGGTAACTTAGGAGCTGGTAATGCAGGTACTGGCAATGTGATTGAAGCATCCTATACTTTTACAGTACTGCCTTCTACAAATGATGTTGAGGTTTATAAAACTAACGAGGATATAGATTATTCTCAAACAATAAAAGATTATAGATTTCAATCTTTTTTACATGAATATGATAATTTATTTGACGGTATATTTACTTCGTTTGTTGGTGAAGCAAGCTCAAGTCCTACTGTTTTCGGTAAAACAGTTTTTGAAAAAATAGCAAACTTTGTTGCAAATAATAACGATGTTGATTATTGTAACCTAGATAACTTACAATCATTTTATGATTTCTTCAATGAAGATATAGATATTGTATTACCAACTCCTCCTCCAGAGTTAAAACGGTTATATGATTTGTTTAGTATAAAATTAACTAAACTCTTAGGGGATTATGAACGACAAGAACAAAGTTTAAACTCTAACTACTACACAACTTCAGCAGACGGAAGAAACGTAGATTTTAACAACCCTATCACAGCATCAACATACACTGTTTCAGCTTATACTAATTTTGTAGCTAGGCAAAAGTTTAACAATGAGTTTGTAGTAGTAAAACCTCAAAAAGTTGCAACCAAACATGTTGATGGTAGTTCGTCTGGAGAATCTTCTACATACCCACTAAGCTCTTATAATGTATATAGTAACTGGGGTTGGCCATTAGATACTTCAGTTTCAGGAGCAAGTGGTTTAGATGGTTTTTATATTTTCTACCCATATACAACTTTCGACACTACGTCTTCTGTACAAAATTTAAAAAACAGTATTGTAGATTTCAGTAATGATTATACATCTGTTACTCGCAGTACATCTTCTATTAGTAATTGGGATAGTACTGGTGGTATAATATATAAAAATGTAGATTATCAAATAAGGAAAGGTCTTAATATATGACAATAGATTTAAATACAACTAATCCATTATCTTTTATTGAATGGAAAGCTTATTATGAAGATATTTCTGACTCTTCTGAGTTGTCGATAAATTATAATAACTATCTTATTGAGTGGAAAAATCAAAAAGAGACAAATACTAATTATAATAACGATTATACTAAAAATATTTACATACAATTTTTAAAGAATTTAAATTTATCAACTTTAGATACTAATGTACAACGCTTTCTTGAGAGAATAGATACTGATGATGTATATGAACTAGAATTATCAGTTCACTATTTTATTGAAATAATACAAAACCAATTAACTAACGTTCGAGATTTGAGAGAAGAGGTTAAGTTTTCTACATCAAAAAATAAACTTAAAACTTCAAAAGCAGGTATAAAAAAATATTTAAAAAATTATATAGCTAGGTTACTCAGTAGTAAAGAATTTGTAAAAGAAAATACTAACACCGCTATAGAAGATATTAATATACAAAAAATAGCAAACAATATAGAAATAAATTTAAAGAGCTATGTTTCTGATGAATTTTTGTATAACATTCACGCAATAGATAAAGATTTAATTTTAAATATTACCCGTAAGGTACTTAACGAAGTACCTAATATATTACAGGCAATATCAATAAACACTAATGGTAAGAAGTTAAAACTAGAAACTAATAATATATCAACTCCTGAAAGTATATTGAGCGTTAATCAACCGTTTTCAAATTTTGAAAGATTACCTGGTAGATACTTTAGAGGAGAAGAAAAGACATTAGAAAATTTAAAATTTACACACGAAAAAGGATTAATAGAAAAATATTTAGCAAATGATTTATATCATGTATCTGGTAATAAACAATCTGCAAAAGCAATACAGCTATTTAATAATACTAATCCTACAAATAGTTTAAATCAAAGATACAATCCAAATTTATATAACAAACCTGTAAACATAAAAAGTACAGAAATTTACCCGTATCAATTGTCTTTTAAAAATACTGGAACAACTAATTTTTATTCTAACGGGTTAACATTTAATATAGACTTATCTGCGTTCAATGGTACAGGTTATGTAGTTCCTAATCCTAATAAATATGAACCTGGCATTAAATGTGTCGGTTATATTAAAAATAGCAATACTGGAGAGATTCTTCGTAATATAAAAATAAAACAAAAAACACCGCTCATTTTTAAAGCAAAAACAAACGAATACAAAAACAATGATCAAAGCGCTTCTATAAGTTTTTACAATAATAAAATATTACGAAATTATGGATATCAAAGTCAAGAAAATAGCTTAGAGTACTCTTCTACAGGTATTAATAAAAGAGAAGATAATATTAGTTTCTGGGAAGATGAAATTGGTCATATAGATTGGAAAAATACTGATACATACCCTATAAGCGTATTAAACATATATCCAGAGTCAGAAAGGCTTACAGATCTATTAATAACTAATAAAACAGGCATTAAATTACGGAGTGATGTATATGGTAATGAGTTTTACTTTATAAAGCCCGTATACCCAAAGAGATACGCAGGAACATCATATATAAGCAGTGCATCAGATTCAAGTACCTCCTCTGGTTGTACAACAGCTGCAGAATATTATGATGGGTTATATTTTGACACTTTACTTACTGCTATATCTAGCGCTGAATATGAAGCCACCGGTACTTTATATTCTAGCGTAACTGGAATGTATGATACTTTTATAACTAGTCATGTTTTACCAGAATCTGGTACTCATTGTACATCTCCATCTAATGATGGTTGGAGAGACCAATTTTCTGCGCCATTAACTGGTTTTACAAGCTGTAGCGACTTACATACAATAGCATTATCATGTGGTTCTGTTTCCGCGGTCTCAGCTATTGATGGTGGGCCGTTTGCTGGTCACCCAGGGTCTAGTAATGATTTAATAACTCATTATTTTACAGAAACTACAATACCGTATATGACAATTGATACTTCCTCTATATATACAAACTCTACTACTACATATGAAGCATCAGCAACTAACGATCCAACAACAACCGCAGTAAAGTTATTTGATCAACAGTTTATTAGCGCTGGAGAAGTATTTGTTAGAAACATACATACTCAAACAGTAGACCCACTTTCTACAGCTTTTGCAACAGTGTTTAATAAGCACTCTACAGGTCTTACTAAGGCTAATATACTTACAACGAGTAATATATTAGACTTTGATATCATCGAAAATACAATTTACGTGCAAACGTCTGCAGAAACAGTAACTGAGTTATATGATTTTGTAGATGGATCATTTAAAAATAAAGCTAGTTCGAAATCCATAATAACGTAGTAAATAATTTATATGTTCAGTACTAAACAATCAGACGTATTTTACAACGACGAAACAAAAGAAATGTTTGTTTGTACTGTAAGCTCTCTCTCTGCTGATCGGTGTGATGGTACCTCAGAAATTGTATATGGCGCTGTTCCTTTAATATACAAAATAGATAAAAACACTAATTACAAAAGTAGAGTATACCCTAAAGATTTAACATCATTTAGTTTAAGTTCTAATTCTGATCTATTTGCAGTAACTCCAACTTGTCCTGAAGGTACAAATTTTGATTCTATAACAAAACCTCTTATTAATTATAATAAAACTACATCAAGATATTCAGTCACATTCTTAGGGAGATATACTTCTGATTCAGATGGTCTTGGTCTTAATAATTTTATATTTGAAGATGTAAATTCCTATTTCCATTTACTTGATTCAAAAATTTATATACCTAAAGGAAAATTTACTGATGATCAATTTACATTTGAAACTGGATATTTAAATTCTGATTTATATATTGCAGGTAATACTGTTCGTAATGGTAAACCATCATGGTTCAACCCTAGTACTGGAGCTGAGATAGAAAGATCTCCGGACTACTCAATCGGACCTATGCACGTACAATCTACAAGTAGTTTAGGTTTTAATTTAGTACTCGACCAAACAAACACTACTATTGACGCCATTACAGGAGATAAATTCTACCCAATGTTGTACAGTGGTGGTTTTATAACATATAATCCAAAATACGTTGCATTTGATCCAGAGTATACAATTCGGGTAGATTTTAGAGCTAGATCATTTAATGTTCCAAGCCCTACAGCTTACGGTGGAACTCAATCCGTAGGAACTAGCGCTACTAGATGGGTACAACAATGGGCCCCAGCAGGTGCAGGAGAAGGATTTTGTCTTTCGTTCTTTAGAAACCCAGAAAGAAATTCGTTTATAATTCCTAATGGTGTAGGTTCTACTCTAGGTTATGCTATAGCAGATTTTAGTTCTAATGAGGTAGCTGGTACGGCGCATTCAACAGTTGGATTATTCAAACGAAATAATTGGGATCCAAATACTGGTTATAGTGGTAATATTGGTACAGGGAACGTTGGTAGCGGTAATACTGGTACAGGGAACGTTGGTAGTGTAGGAGAAGGTAGCCCGGCAGATAGTTTCTTAGGGGTTGGGTTTGATATTGGTGGTAACTTTGCATCAACCTCAGAAGATAAACCTGGTTGGTTTGATGGTACCTCTTATACAGCTTCTCCATGCTCGATAGGTATAAGAGGTAGCAAATTTTATGATACTCAAGTACTCACATCTGTAGACATGAGTGCAACAGCAGGTGCAGCAGTACCAATGCATACTTCTGCAGTGTCAGCTCAGTTTGTAGATTATAGAGTTGATTTAACTAATAAAGGTACCAAGGTAACAGTATACAATAAGCTCACTAGTGAAACAGATTATAATACAATATTAGAATTAAGATTAAATGTTGGAGTTGGAACAAGTGGTACAACAGGAGAAAAATATAACGCATGGAGAGGTTTTCAAAATAACCAACAAATAAAAAATGAAGAATTACCACCTTTAAATGTAGGTTTATCCTTTACTACAAGTAGTAAAGCTAGTCAATTTGAACTTCATAAGTTCGAAGTTACAGGAGTTAAAGTACATAACCCATGGGCTAGTGGTCCTCGAAAACTTAGAGAAGAAACAGCAACAGTAACTGAAAAAATAGATTACTTACAAGAATCTTCTAAAAACTTACGCAAAAAATTAATTAATGTTGATATTGGAGATTCTAATGACACAGTAGATGTAGAGATGGTAATCCCTGGGAAATCGAGAATAGCAAAAGCAGTCTCTAAAATATCTAATGCTGAAATTACATTATGCGATGATAATAACCCTGAAATAATTGAACAAGATGTAGATGTAAGAATTACAAAACTAAACCCTAATCAAATTGATAAAACAATTGCAGTCGCAGAATCTGGAGATATTCCTAAAATACCAGGATCAGTTACAGTTATTAAAGACGATGGAAGAAGTATACAAGGAGAGGAAATATCAGAACCAGATCTAGAAGGCGAACCGCCTCCGCTAATTACAGGATTAACTCCGCACTGTCGTTCAAGATATAGTTCTACTGTTTACGAAAGTGAAGGAGATATACCATATTTTGTGTGGTTGAAAAGTAATAAAATAACAATTAAAGGAAAAGATTATTATGTTTGGATAGATAGTATTATGTATCATGGGCCAGCAGGCCCTGGGCTAGAAAGTAAAAAACCAGGACACACCAGAAACAAAAGTAAAAGTACATCAACTATCTTGTTTGATAATTACAAATATTTTGAGGATAAATTGTTAGAGGAAATAAGTAAACAACCCGGAGAAACAGACTGGGAAATAAGGCAAACCGCTTTACCACCTACTGTAGGAAATGAAAGTAGGTTCTATGGTAAAGCGCAAACAGAAATGGAAACTTATTTAAAATATTATACTTCAGATATAAAAGAATGGTTCCTTATGCCAATAACAGCCCCTAGCTACACAGGTCGCGGAGGTACATGCGCTATAGACCCGGGGGAATTTCTTCCAGGAACCTCTGACGGTGGAGGAGATGGAGATGGGGATATTGATCACGTTGTGCGCCCGGGAGACAGAGAAACATTCACCAAAGATTGGGAGGGATTCTTTAATTAACAAATGAATACGTTTACATACACATTAACAGCAACCCCACAAGCCGTAGGCGGTACAAAGACTAAATCTCAGTCTTTAACAGGTACTACTGATGTAACGTTTTCATTATCTGGATTAAACGCTTTATACGAAGTTAACAATGACTATAAAATTAATAAGGTTGTTGTTGATTTTGATGACGGTAAGGAATTAGTTTTAACTAGATCTTTATCAGGTACAACTATCGCATCTTTATCTAGTGAAAACTTTAAACATGTAATACAAACAGACTTTACCGACCAAGCTAAAAGACATGTATACTTTACAATCTATAGAGATGATATGGAAGTAGATGTAGTAGATTTAAAGTTTACAATGTTTAAGCCACCTATCACTACTTACGAAGATGTAAACTTATTAAAAACCGACTATTTTAATAATGATGTAGATAATGAAAAATTACTATTAACATTTATTAATAAAAATCCAGAAGTTATAGGATTGAGTTTATTAGATATTGATGTTCCAGGTAAAGCTGGATATGATCCATCTCTTACAACTAGTCAGACTACTAGTACAAATGCTTTTACAGTAGGCTTTACAACCGATTATGTACACACATACGCATCTGAATCTAATACAGGTAATGCAATTCAAGTAAGTCTAGGAGATGTTATTAATCCAAACACAGGTTTACCTAAAGACAATGGTAAAGTTTCTTTTAAATATAGAACAAGAGCAGCGGAGTCTGCAGAATCAGGTAACTCAGATGCAGTAATAAATTTACCTAACAACCCAGAATTGTTTTATGTACCATTGACTGCGAATTCTAGCTTTATACACTTAAGTGGTTTCTTAAATTGGAATTGCGGTGATATAATAAAGGATATAGATTTAACTACTAAGACAATAACAATACCTCTTATAGATATTACTGGTACTAAGACCTCATTGACTGATTATTATTTTACTAATGTTAATACAGGTGTAGGTACATCGATGACAGGGTTAGCATCCGGAGGGTATTTTTACTTAGATTTATATGATGTTACAGGATGTGACTCAATAACAACAACAACAAGTACAATTACAGCGTTTGTAAATTACTAATAGAAATAAATAATTATATGGCCATAGAAGACGAAATTATTAATATATCAGATATCGATGTTGGTACAGAAATACTAAACAACGATAAACTCATTATTGAAACCAATAACGGTACCAAGCTAATATCTTTCAAAGATTTTGTAATTGGAGAAGAGAATATTACATTTAAAGATAAACTAGTTCAAGGCGCTCGTACAGGTAAAACTAGTACAGAGACTGACATAGTAACCGGATATAATATATTAACAACAGATACTGTCGCAGACCATTTAACGAAGTATTCTGATATTAGCGGTACTGTAGAATTAGGTAGATTTAATTATGTTGGAGTATCGGAATTCGCTTCCTTATCAACTACGATAACAACCAATGAAACACGCATCGGTGATGTAGAAAAGGCGATTGCAAGAGTTGAATCAACGTTGAAAAATACTGATTCTGATGCATTAAATTCTATTACATTAACTACAAAGTCTGTAAATTTTGTAGTTACTCAAACTGGTAACGGTGGCACCGGTACTACTGAATTTAGTTTCTCTACCAGGACACTTGATCCAGTATTAACAAACCCTAACGTGGTGTTCGCCTCTAGTCCATTCAAAATTACATACCCATCAGATAGTTCTTACGTTGACGGTTTTATTCAATTTCAATTCGACGGTACGGTAAGTACTACAAGTACTACAACTCCTACCAAATACGCGGATTTAATTTTACTACTAGATGGAGTAGAGGTAGGTTCAACTCAATTTATAGGTACTGGAGCTGATCTCAAAGGTAAACATCAAGCTCAATTAAGTAAAGTTGTGTATGTCAAAAAAGGTCAGACAATAAGACTCACTACGTCAAATGCAGTAATCTTAAATGATGGTGCTACGTTTTTCGGTGTAAAGATTGCAAGTTAAACAATGAAAGTTAATTCTATAGATACAGAAAATATTGTACCGGTTGAGTATAGCCATACTCACGATAGTAAGATCTTGTTTCGTAAATATAGAGAGAATTTCGATTTTGGTCTAACAGTTGATCAATATTATTTTAATGAAGATGCTAAAGATAAAAAAACTAATTATAATACTCAGTATACCCTTACTGAGTTAAACTCTTTATCTACAATAGCAGAATTAGATATTCCATTTACTGAATCAGTTGTTGATGTATTTTCCTCTCCTATACAACATGGTGGTAAATATTTAAAAACATTTAACTATGGATCTGAACCCGAATCTTTAAGTAGCAGATTTGTTACCTCGACAGAGTTCGACCCTATTAGTGGTGAGTTTTTATTTACTTTTACATTAACATCAGTCCCTGCTACTGCTAAATCAAGTACTCTCAGCGGTAGTTTACCTACTAACCAACAAGGAAGTGAAGATAGAATTTTAGTGAGTACAGTTTCTGGTGGGGATACATTTTTTCTAGTAGCGTTATCAGCAACCAATACTGTTGCAAAATGGACATCAACAGATAGTTTAAAAGAACAATGTTATTTTAGATATGGTATCGCGGATAATAAAATTACTCTATTAAACCCTGCATCTGGATTTGCCTCAAAAATATGTATAAATAGTGGTCTATATACAGACCTGGATGATGTTTTAAGCTTGTCTACTTCTCCTGGTTCATTTACTACTGCTGCAGCTTTAAGTACAGCTAGTTTTGATATTACTAGAAACGTATTAACTAAAGATTTTAAAACTATACCTAATAGTTATACTAAATATATTTCCTCATATAATACAGATACAGTTGACTTAAACACATCTACTGTTGTAGACCATATAAGTAATAATTATTTTGTATTTACTAATAATTACAATTTTTATGATAGCAAGACTAGTAGCAATGAGAATAAAATAAAAGCGCATGCTGATTTCTTTCCGTTAAAAAACCAAGCTACTTTACACGAATATTATTCAGAGAATAATCATTTCAACTCTCAACCAGCTCATTTAAATCGAGTTTATGAAAAAGTAAACGCTGGAACAAACCAGCAACGGGGGTATGATAAAATAGGATTATCTTATAATATTGGAACATACGACATAGTATTTAAACCAAATAAACTTACATACTTTACTACTCCTGACTCAATGTCTCCTTATACAGTTTTAAACATAAAAGATTCAAAAATAGAAAATCTAGGAGCTATTGCCGGTAGTAATCCATTGATGTCGGATAAAGTTTTTAAGCGCCGCGAAAGTGTTAAAAATAATTCATACAGCGATAGTACTGACCCAGTTTATTTATGTAGTTGGTTATCTGGTAATGATATTGGAGACAGAAAATGGGTCGATAGATATTATAACCCTCATGTTTCTAATTTTTCTGATGCTCTTTCAGGTACGTCTTTTTATAATGTTGTGACGGCTGCAGGCGCTGAATCTACTGAAACATTTGATGTATCTTCTAGTTTAACTTTTGAACCTAATAATGATTATATTTTTTATCATGTAGGTGGTAATGATTATAGAAATCTATTTAAAGCTTATAATACAACATATAATGTTGCATCAGGAGTTGAGTATATAAACTACAAAGGAGTTCCTACAACACCTAACAAAGTAAAAGAAGAAGATGAATTAATTTTAAATGGAGAAAGTTTCGGTAGATTTAATACTGATATTAAAGGAGATTTTAGTACTAGTTTCTGGTTACATACCACAGATAGTACATTACCATTTGGCTACCAAATTGCTGGTAATTATTTTGAAGAAGGTTTTGGCATTTTTAATACTGATCTAGTTACTCCTAATATTATTCTACCAGTAGAAAATGTAGATTCTGGTATAACAAGTAAATTATTATTCCTTAATAATGACTTTGAAATTTATGATGAGATTGTTGTAATGGATGGTCCAACAGAAATAGAAATCTTAGGTATAGGTCGTAAGGATAATTTTTCTGAATTTTATGTGTTAGGTTCTAATTATATAATATATGTTTATAATGCGAATAATAATTTAATTGGTCAAATAGAAGACATGAAGAACGGTCTATTAGATACCGTTGATGGTGAACCACAAAACGGACAGTTTTCATCTTCAGTCTCTGGAACATATGCTGACGCAGATACAAAATGGGCAATCGATGGTCATAGTAACGTGTCTAATATGGTATGGGATTCTGCTCACTTATATGGAGACTGGGAAATGGGAGAGATACAATTTGACGGTGGATTAAATGATACTGTAAATGGTGTGAATTATTCTGGTTGGAGATGGAACGCTGGTGTTGCTGAGCATGTTGTCAACCCCTTAAACTCTGCGTTGAGCGCTGATAATATGTATCAAGAAATAGGCGCTCTATCTGGTGAACATTATGACGTAACATTAACAATGTCTGATCGTACAGCTGGTCATGTAAGAGTTTTTATAGGTACTTCTTGGCCAACTCCTCCTTATTGGAAAGATGGTTTAACAGAAAATAAAACTTATACTCTAAGAGTACACTCTGTTGGAAACAATCCTGGGAGATTATTTATACAAGCAACTCATGACTTTGTAGGTAAGATAGATAATATTACTATAAAGAGAGTTATACCGCCCCCAGTAATAGATGACTTTGAAGTCGGAGAAGATAAACTACACGTGTTGTTTGACCCAATAAGACAACACCCTAAATGCTTTACATATAACTTTAGAAACAATAAAATAAGCGGAGACATTACTAATGAACTTACTAGTGACACTGTAGGAGAAAAAGGTAAAGTAGTTGAAACAAGCTCGGGTCATACCTTTTATTCTGTAGATTCTAAAAGCGGTTTCGGTAATGAAATGTCTTTTGATAATTCTGGTGATGCATATGCAGTGAGACAAAGTAATAAATCTGCAATAGGAGATACTCGTAATTATTTACAAAAATTATCTCCTAGCAATACTCTAGATTATGATAATAATAATAACTTAATAAAATCTGGCTTAAACGTAGAATCTAAAATTAATGGAGTACAGATTGATGACGATAACAACATAATTGTATTACACGATAATAATATAATTTCTATTCTAGATAGTAACCGCATTTTGAAAAGAACAAGAGAATTTTGTCAACTAGAAAACTATCCATTCCAGCAATCATACATAGATATGATATATGATTTTGAAGATGGTGTGTATAAAAAATATATTCTTTTTGTTCAAGAATATAATGATGGTTTTCGTTTAACAAAAATTAACGATGAATTAAAAGTTATAAGTACAAAGAAATTTAGAAACTTAAACTTAGGGGATTTAAAACTAACCAAGTCGTTAACCTCTTTTTATTACCTCCGTAAGGTAGGTGCTAAGAAAAACAGAATGAAAGTTTTATTAAAAACTAAACCTCTATTCTCTTCTACTGGAGTAATACCAAAAACGAAAACTGAAATTGACTTTGATTACAGCCAATTAAACCCAGGTTATAACCATTTCTTTGTTAACGTATCTGTACGCAAAGGTTATATGGAATTATATGTTAATAGTAAACGTTATAGTAAAGTAGAATTTCCATCTGGGGTATTCGCTTTAGATAATGTTTTAGGTACTGGTAGTTATATAGGTGCTGTAAGTACACCATTTTACTTAACTCTTGCTAATAGATTATTACAACCTAAAAAGTATTTTATTAAGAATGCTAAAATAAAAAGCTTTAAAATGTATAACAAAGTAATGACATATTATGATATGTTAGCTCATTACAATTATCACTTTGAAGATAAAAATTTAATCTGGTCTTACCCAATTGGTCAACGTACATATGTAGATACAATTGATAAATTAATGAAGTTTAATTACCCAGAGAAAATTACTAACAACTACAAAGTCGAAATTGAAAATACAGGCCTTACAGACGATAAACTTAAAGACAAGCTCAAGGATAGAATTACCGAAGAGTTACAGAAAATAACTCCATACTTTGATGAGGTAAAAGATATTGTAATATCTTAATTACCTGTTAAAAATACTCTCTTTATATTTTCAAGATCACTCACCATCTGTTGAGCTAAAGCAACGCGTTGCGCATCTACGCCTTCCATTATTAATTGTTGACCGTTATAAGTGTGTTCTGAGACCATTTGACGATACTTAGCTATTGCGCTATCAATCGCGGCGTATGTTTGTCTTGGTTTATGTCTTTCGAATTCTGATGGGTTCATAAAATTTCTATTATTATATTCTATCCTAATTTTATTTCAAGTCAGGCTTGTCGGATAATTTATCAAGCACATTATATAAATCTATAAATTCTTTTTTGTAACGACGCTCAAATCTACGAGCATCTACTTCCCATTTATTATAATAATATTTGGGTCTAAATTTTTCACAGTCTTCATCTGTATAATTTAATTTACCTTCATCTACGTTGAGCATATTATCTTGTATCCAATGTCTCATTTCATGTAGTATGTGACCAACAAATGTATCAAGTTTTTTATCTCTACTCCAGCCGTTCTGATCTAAATGTTTGGTAATATGTAATTCGTTGAAACCAAAATAGTAACCACTACTAGTATGATCGCAATTAGCAATTTGTATTTGAGTTGTATCTGGTATATCAAAATCGCGAATAGAGTTGAGAAATATATTAAAACATTTTTCTACAACCTTGAATTTTATATTATGCAATTTTAACCACTTTTTGACTTTTGGTTTTGCTTTCAACTCAACCGAAATCATGTAAATATTTAGTCGAGTTAACTAGTTTATTATCACCTATCGTCCTGCGTTTCCCAAAGGCTCTACCCTATTAAAAACATTAACCTTTATAGGATTTGGTGACAAAAAAACCCCCGGAAACGGGGGTTGCTCAATGTTATGAGATTTATTAAACTGCGAAGGTAATTTCAGCTGATTTTACAACTGGCTTCTTGAACGTAGGAGTACCAGTAAGCAAATTTAATGCCCGACGTTTAAACCTATCCATCTGACCACCTGGTGTATTTAAACTACCAATCCGATTCTGGATATAAGTATGATTCTTATTCTCAATCGCATTAGCCATCCGAGCTGCATGCTGATGATGATCTACATATTCGGTTACTGCATTAAATGCATCCCAGCGTGACTTTCCAAGATTACCATCACCCCGGCTGAATAAAGCAGCAATATCATTATGACGAGTAACGGTACGTTCATCTTCATTATTCTTCATCGGATATAGCTCACCCAAGAAGTTGTATAGTTGCTCCTTAGTAATCACTGTACTATCAAGTCTAGCAAAATCAGTATACATGTTCTTCAAACTATCAATATTCTTAGCGAATACATCCTTAACAAGATCTAACCTATTACTATAATTCGAAAAATGCTGAATTCGATAATCTCTTGTAGACTCTTTAGTCATTGCTACGAACTGATTATTACATGCACCTCGCATTGATGTCGGGAAAATACAATTTGATATAATGCCATCATGGCCGATCAACATTGTAATCATTGAGTTAATTTTATCACCTTGACGGTTAGGTAACTCAAAGGTATAATCTTTAGGTAACTCAGCTTGCACCCAAATACGACTACCACCGCGCATAACACCGGCAGCCTTATATTCTCCACCATACATCTTACGAACTTCATCAAATGCATCGATTAATTC